ACCTGTATATCTCTCGGTTATGAGCCGAGCGCCTTCACCAATTTAGCTACAAGAACGTTTGCACGTCGCCAAGGGGTCGAACCCTGAACTTTGAGGTTGGAACTCAAAATGATACCATTTCACCAACGACGTATTTTTGTAGACATGGGCAGAATTGAACTGTCCGTCACGTCCATGTTCCTTGCAATTGCGAAGTACTGAGGATTGCTCTACCACTGAGCTACATATCTGACCTAGTTGCGATTAGAGGAGTTGAACCTCCGGAGGGTATATCTACCGATACGGCTCATGAGACCGTCTCTGACCAACATCGCATTTTAGAGCCACGTAACAGGGATCGAACCTGTCTGCTAAATCTTGTCGAATATTCTCATCTTGTCGACCTTCCAGAGGCATATTCTATTTAATTCTTCATGATTTTCCGCCTTACGTCTAAAACGTTCCATACATAACTAATTAAAAAATCCAGTTGTCACCTTTGACTACGGACATTTCCAGTGGACCCTACAGGAATCGAACCTGTTCCTCTAGTTCTTCAGACTAGCGTACGCACCAGCTATACCAAAGGTCCATAAAAGTATAATATCCGTTATAATACCGACCCAGTTTCCCAGGACCAGGTTGGATTCGAACCAACATCTCTTTTTTACGTGGGCAGCAGTGGACTCGAACCACTCCCTTTAGAGACCGATTTTACAGACCGGCTGCCGTATCCGAACGACTTTTGCTACCCTTATTGTAGTGATATTAGGAATCGAACCTAAAACCTCTTCGGTATCAGCGAAGTGCTCTAACCAATTGAGCTATACCACTAGTTGATTACCATCTGACTCTTTTCGAACTTTGCAGGCTCGTATCATTCCTTAATGGTAATTTGCTCTTCCCCTAGGACTCGAACCTAGATAAAATGATTAACAGTCATCCGTAATAACCTTTATACGAGAGAAGAATTTTTGAGGACCCTGAGAATTTCGAAATCTCGACCCGTTGCCTAACAAACAACCGCTCTGCCTCTGAGCTAAAGATCCAATTTAGTCTTTTGCTTACCTCTAAATAATTTACTTTGCCAACCGGGCCTTAGTTCCCGGCGCTTACCAATCATACTGGAGTAATTATTCCTTTGTTGCGGGTGAGGGACTCGAACCCCCGACCTTAAGCTTATGAGGCTCACGAGATACCAACTTCTACCAACCCGCTATGTTAGTTGACTAGTAAGGATTTGAACCTTAATCCTGAGTCCCATTTCTACGTTAATACCATATACTCCGTTCTTCTGTGCACCATACACCATAATCATTCCGAATGTTTCGAACCATTCAGTCTTAAGATTAATTACTTCTTAAGATTTGCCGAGATGACGGGACTCGAACCCGTGACCTTCGCCGTGACAGGGCGACATTGTTACCAACTCTACTACACCTCGATTGTTTTGCGGTCCCGGAGGGTTTCGAACCCTCATTTTAGAGCAGTGACAGTGCAATTCCCCGACCAATGGGGCTCACAAGACCTTTTGTGGAGCTACCGGGATTCGAACCCGGAATAACAGAATGCAAATCTATCGTGATGCCAATTTCACTATAGCCCCAAATGCACTTCCTCTACTGTTTAGTGCGAACCAACGTCGTATTGCGTATGGGATTCGAACCCATGCCTCATCATAGAAAGTGATACGTGTTTACCCCTTCACTAACGCAACGTTTTTGTTATCAGTATGTCAAAGAACCTTTGTTTTAATTTGTTATGTAAATATAAACAAAGTTTTTCAAACCATAAAACTTTAAGTGTTAAAATTATGTTAAAGTTTTAATTTTCTACCTAATCTCCATCCTTCAGGTATTGTATCACCTTTATAGATTTTTTTAGATTCAATTTCATTTGTTATCCAACATTTTCCATATTGAGAATTGTTTTCTCCTTTTTGTTTAATGGAATTAGATTCTCCAATTAATCTTTTAGATTCTAAAGAATGTGTTTTATCTTTAAAAGTAGGAATATGTAATTTACCTTCAGAATGTAACTTAAGATATACTTCTTTTTGTTTTTGGGCATGTTGAATTCTTTTTTCTGAAGTCCATATAACTTTCATAGAGTTTTTACCTCCATTTGATAATTGTTCTTTAGTTAAAAATTTAGATCCATGTCCTCCTTCTCCTCCAATTGCAAGATTCATACATAGTTCCTCGTTTAACATTTCTATGTTAACAATTTCCTTTTCTCTTTCGGCTAATGATTTTCTATCAGGTAAGAATTCCAATATCTCGCAAACATGATTCTCCTTTCCATGTTTATTTATTGAATGCCATAATCTTTTACCTGAACCAACATAACCATCTTCTAGATTGTCTGTTGAGTGCATTCCAATATAAAACCTTTCAGTGATGATACATATGGTTTTATAGATGTAATGGTATTTCCTTCTTTGTGCTCTTTGCATAGTATTTAGATGTTTTTATAATCTATATATCCATGCAAAATGGTAAAAAAGTTAAATGAGCCTCTATAAGGAATCGAACCCTATTATCTTGTGTACAAAACAAGCGCATCACCATTTATGCTTTAGAGGCAAATCGATTAGAGTCGGTTTTCGTATCCGTTCTTCGCTTTATCAGTGCGGTGCTTTCCTATAAGCTAACTCTAATCCTTGTACCCCAGGAGGGATTCGAACCCTCAATATCTACATCCTAAGTGTAGCGTGTCTACCGTTCCACCACCGGGGCAAATTCAGGATGGGTTTTTGTACGTGCTCTACCAACTGAGCTACTTGCTTTTCATCAAGATACACAAGGCCGGACTCGAACCGACGACCACGAGGTTAACAGCCTAATTTTTTATTTTTTGCAGCAACCATCCTTTGGTCGAGTATGCAGGATTTGAACCTGCGATCTCTTACGTCCAAGGTAAGCGAGGACTCCGGACTCCTCTAATACTCGTTAATTTCGTAAGTAAAGCCATCGGGCTGGTTCCCTGTGCTTGCGTCTTGCATCGTTTTCTCCGCATGGATTTCTCCACCACTTACTGATAATGTTTTCAATACTAACCGTCCTACTTACTGATCAGGTGTTGGGATAGGCTTTCGATACTTACAATTATTTGTTGGGTTATTAGGATTCGAACCTAAACTAAAACAGTCAAAGTGTTTTGTGCTAACCGTTACACTATAACCCATTATTCAAACTTGGTTTTAGTTACTTATTCAGGCTCAGTGTCCTGACTTATAACTAATTTCCAGTATCACCACGAGGAGGTGTTTGATTGATACCGACGAGCTTCGTTATTCTCCTTTCGGATATTCGTTACATGTTACTTCTATGTTTATCGGCCGATTCCATATTTTCACCATTATACAATTTATTTCTTTTCGTCATCCCCTACTGCCCACTTGGATGCGTTACGAAAGCTTTCCAGTCTGTTCACGATACAATTTATAGTATCTCGAGAGCGACTTCCCGTTAAGAACCGATACTTGTAACCGGCAATCAATTCTGTGTTATTATGACCGGGTATGATCCGATATCTCTGGAGCTTTCGAACCAGGCTTTGCCAATTAAGCTACATAATAGCTACACCGTGATATATCAATTTAATACCCTTAATATTTACTCGATGAAGAGCGGTGTAATTTGAGCAGATAGGGAGAATCGAACTCCCATCTTTAGATTGGAAGTCTAAAGTAATGGCCATTATACGATATCTGCAAATTTGGTTATCAGTATGTCAAAGAACCTTTGTTCTAATTTGTTATGTAAATATATAACAATTCTTTCAATCGGTAAAACTTTAAGTGTTAAAATTATGTTAAAGTTTTATTTTGAGTCTCCGTACAGAATCGAACTGTATCTGTAGCGTTTGCAATGCTACCGGTCGCCATAACCATCAGAGACATATAAAATCAAAAAAGGACCAATCATTTCTGAAAGGTCCTTTTGAATATTTGTATGTTAATAGAGTTTAACTCATATTAACCTGTTTTGTTTCAAAAGAACCATCTTGCTTCCAATCCCCATTATAAGAGGCACATAAAGGACTACCTGTCGTAAGGACTGGTTGCTCCATAAAAATTATATGTCTTTGAATTGCTTGCATTTTGCTTGTTTTATTTGTTCTAATCTATATATAAGAATTACTTCTTATGTATATTATAGTATTATATATCTTTTTGTTTCATGAAATTCAATGTAAATTCCATTTATTTTTTATTTATTTTCAAGTGATTGGTTTTCAATTGAAAGGGCTTTGATATGCTTACAATCTCCTCTTCGGAAACTTGATGCGGGACAGTTACAACTCCAAACCCCTCTCTGAAATTTGACCAAGTATTCAGATTTTCCATTTGATGAAGGTACCACAAATTCAAGGTCCACCTGTGGTTGGGCCTTCAATTCTGATGAAACTATTGGTTTCTCAATAATTATATTATCATCGAACTCTACATCCTCTCTAGTTGTTCCCTCATCTACAGGAATCCATCCCGGACAGATATAGGTACCAAACAGGGTTTTCATAATTCCAAAGTCTTTAAAGACCCTGTCTCTAGGTATTTTATATTTAGCCATTATCTTTCTAGGATTACGTATTCACCGAATGCATTATCAAATACTTCAAGGAGATTCTCATAATCACCGCTCATCATATTGTTAATAAGCGCCTCTCCTCTATCTTTCCATCCCAATTGGGTTGCAAATCGTTTAGCATAGGCCATAAGAGCGAATGCATTTCCGTCAGGACCTGTAAGGTCTATAATAATCGGTCCAGTTACTTCTTGTTTACTTCGTATCATATTGTTTTAATTATAATGTAAATATAAACAAAAAACTCCAGACCCGAAAGTCTGGAGTGTTAAAATTTTGTTAAAATTTTAATTACTTTACGGTGTCAATTGATACAGTGTCTACTTGAACTGAATCAACTTGAACTGAATCAACTACTACGGATGTAGAGTCTGTTCCTGTTTCTGTAGTTTCTACTTTCTTATTACAAGATGTAACTAATAGTGCTGCAATAAATGCAAATGCTAAAAATACTTTTTTCATTTTGGTTTGTTTAATGTTATTTAATTTTAAAGTTATACAATCCGAAACCCTTTTGTTTCAAATTATACTGCTTTATTTTTATCAATAACTGACCATACAATTCCGATAAGAGTTGCAATTGCACCAATTCCAGTGTTAAGCGTTACTTCTGTTAGTACTCCTGAAGTTACAAGGTAACCTCCTACAAATGTTAGAATGTGTCTAACAAGTCCTAATGTTTTGTCTAATGATTCTTGTTTCATAATTATAAATCTATTTTTTGTTTAGAGCCATCTGTCATACTGTAAGTGATATGCAGTGGTTTTAGTGAATGCTCTTGCGAGTTTAATATCTTTAAGTATTCAGAACCCTTACCTGGTTTTAAGTAGGCAACAGTCATGTGGGGCATATAATCCGGATAGTCCGTTTTGTATGGTAATTCAGTAAGCGCCTTATTTGCATTATGAAGATTATCACCTTCCATGTCAAATTTAAGTACATCAAAGTCTTCATTTTCAAAAAGAGAAAGATTGTATGCTTTACACTCTCCGAATTTAATTCCTTCCAATTTTTTTGCAACTTGGTCCACGGTTACTTGAGGTTCAATTCCATAAAGAAGTGTACAATGTGGTTCAGTTTCAAGTCCATAACTCTCGTTGTTTTCTACCATGTAGATGTCACGGGGGTTAATCGATTGATGTAGGGTTGCCATTGCTGGAAAGTCAAAATATAACATTGCGCAATTTGCGCCGTAAGTTACTTTCTCCTTTTCATTCAAAAACTCTTCGAATAGTTTAATTTTTTTCATGCTATTTTATAGGATTTTTGTTCATTGCAGCGTCTTGATTTTTATCTTGCCAATTAAAAGAGATTTTGTCAGTTGATATTGGTCCACCTTTAGCCCATGTATAACATGTTCTTGCAGAGTGACATTTAAACTGGTGCATCCAACAATATCCTAATTCACCATCTGGGTCGCTTAATTCTCCGGGCATACATTCTTTCATTCTTGGTGAAACATCGAATGCAGCACAGTTTGCACATAGTGATTTCTTTGCAGCTTCTACGCTAGTATTCCAGTGGTCTGCAATATGTTCCCAAAAACCAGCAGGTTCATCAACATTTAAGGGACCATATTCAATATGCTCTGCTTTAATTGCACGGTCTCTATTTTTAGTATTAACTTCCAAGTCTTTAGTCGGAACTGGGCATGATGTAGAATCTTTAAATTCTTCAAATAGTTTAAATTTTTTCATTATCTTTAGTTTTATTAATTTCATCCATTTTTTTCATAGCCCAATCAACTCCTTCATCTCCACCCCAAATTAACCATGCAACATATCCATTGTCTTTCCATGGTTCTGATTTATGTTCTGGTGCTATCTTTGAGTTTTTTCTGTGACGGTTAAATTGTGCCATTCTGGAAACTACGTCTAGAGAAAGTTTTTCACCTTTTGCTAATTGATTAGCCCTTTGCCATCCAACTGGAGTACCTGCAGTTACTTCATCTCGGCCATATTGATCTCTCCAATCCAGGGCCTTTTTTGCATTCTCCTTTGCAGCAGCAGGATAGTCATTGTAAGTCTCCTCAGCCTCATTTAAGGACTCTTCAACTTTATATGGTAACTTTTTATCGTTTCCACCAGCTCGAACCTCTTTCGCAAGGTCAGCGTCGGCATTTTGCCAAGTCCCTTCACCCTTTTCAAGGAATGCATTTACCCGGGCATATCCCCAAGCCTCTTGACTTACACCAGCACGGTGGCTACTATTCCAGGCTCCCATTCCTCTTCGCATTACTGCTCTAATGATTCCTATTGGAACACCAGATTCTTTTGCTTTTTTATCAAGTGCCTTATTAATAGCAGCATTGTCAAGCGCTGCTCTTGAAGTCTCTTTGTCCTCCTTCTCTGCAATAAACTGTTCAAATAGTTTAATTCTTTTCATGTATTATATATCTTATAAATATGAAGATAGAAGTTTTTAATGTGATTTTTATTCAACCTCATTTTTTTCAATATAAACTTCTATCTCATCTCCACTACCAACAAGTTTTACATCATATTTATAAGATTTAGCTACATACGAACCTGGAAATTCTTCCATATCTGGGTCAAACCTTGAAAGTCTTGTCCAATCCTCAATAGCATCATAGATTTCTTCCTCTAATTCTTCAGTATCCTTGTCTGATTCAATTTCTATCTCTACCGCAACTCTAGCCGTTACGTACTGCGTCATATAAACTTTATATTTCATAATTATTTTAATGTGAATCTCCTACGTTATTTTTTTCACCGTAAATTAAGTAGTCTGGATTAATAACCTTCGCCACTTTGTTTCTCTCACCAGAAGCATGCTTGATTACAATTCCTTCATGAGGTACTTTGGTACCTTCAATGAAGTTATTAAATACATAACCGTCTTGCACCTCTTGAGACCATGGTCCATTGTAAAGTACTTCAACGTGAGAAAGTTCTAAGTCACAAGAAGTTACTAAGTGAGTAGTTTCTGGTGCCAAGTATTTTCCATTTACAGTAATATCGAATCCAACAAACTTGATGTCGGTTAAACCGTATTCGTAGTTCTTTTGAATTCCTGCTCCATAGATTTCTCCGTAAAGAACCAATCCAGAACCCAAATCTTCAGCACTGTATTTTTTAGCCTGATTCCAAAGTCTTTCTTTAATACCATAAGTCTCTGCGATTGTTCTCCAAACGTCAGTTGAATAGAATCCTTGAGAGTCACTTCCTTTCTCACAGTTATGTGATCCGTAGATGTACTCATAATCTACCCATTCGTCAGCCAATCTTAAGAATTTCTTTATCTTGTCCCAAAGGGTCAATTTAGATTTCTTTACAATACCATAACGTGCATTTGTACCGTGGATTTTTCTAGTGATTTGAACCTCATCCTCTTCGGTAAATAACCCATCCACATTTTTTAAGTTTGGAAACTTGTAGTAGATATGAAAGTTTTGGTTATCTCTCCACTTGATCTTTCTACCAGATGATAATTGGATTTGTTTAACTGGTGGCTCGTATTTAGTGATACCTAACTCTTCCATTAAGTCCTTTCCTTCTACAATAGATTTTGCTCTAATGTATGTAACTGGAATGATTAAACATTCTGAATAGACTCCTCTTAGTTTTACAGTTCGTACTCTTGTACCTTTTCTTAGGTAGTTTGCAACTCCCATCTTTTCAGAAAGGGCTTCAGGTATTACCGCATCTGTTGTTGCAATTACTGTTAAGGAACCTACATTAAATTCACCTTTCTTTGTGATGGCATTCCATCCTCCTGCAATAACTAATTCTATGTTATCTGCGCCTTCGATTGCCCGTACTTCGTTAATCTTTGCTACGTAGCAAACTGAATTTTGATTTTCCATTATATTAATTCGTATTTGGTTAATGTATCTCTTCTCTCTTCTTTGTTAATTCCGATTAGATAATTTTTAACATTTTTAACAATTAGCTTACTATAAAATGTTCCAATGTAAGCTAAAGTTACTTTTTTCTTTTCTGATGGTCGAGTTTTTAGGTCGATTTTGGCATTTTTAACATCGCTAATTGCGGTAAGGATTTGGTTTTTGTAGCCAGAATTACCATCGATTAAATTGATAACCCTATTTGTTAAAATGTCATCAACAACTATCCTGATTTGATGAGGTTTATTACCCTTAAGATATGAGATTTTGTACTCATCATATCCTAAGTGTTTAAACCCTTCATCCGTCTTTTCGTATTTGGCAACTTTAAAAATGTTTTCCATCCTTTATAGTTTTACTTCAAATCGTTGTTTCATTTTTTCTAATGTTTCTTGAGGAACATTGTGCTCATTTACCCCTCCATGTCGGTTTTCTACGATTATAGAATTAACTTTATAACCATATTTCTTGGCCAAATCATAGTAGGCCTGCATTTCCCATTCTTGAGTAAATGTGTTTGAAACTACTACAGTGTGCTCGTACTTCATAAGAAATTCGACCTCTGATTGGCACCATTCATGGGCTTCTTTAATCAAAGAAAAGTCAAATTTGTACTTTCCTTCGCTATCTACGAAATACATATCGGCCTCTTTGTGACAATAATCTCTATCACCAACAAGGATTTTTGCCAATGTAGATTTTCCGGCTCCAGGTAATCCTCTTAATAAAAATAATTCTTTACTCATACCATTGTGGTTTTTGTAGTTCATAATATTCCTCTTCTGTCATTGGTCTTTCATTGTATATTGCCTCTGCGACCAAGAATCCAAATAGGAAAGCCATAAATGCAATTATCAAAATTACCGCATTTGTATCTTTATCTCCCATCTTATTTGTTGATTTTAGATTCTACTTCTTGAATAAAATCAAATGCATTTGTGGTACCTCCAACATTAAATTTCATCAATTCATTTTCAGTGTATTCTCTTGAACCCGTTTTCCAATCGTATATTGTAAAAAAGTTATCATTGAATTCTACAACCCATTCAAGTTGAATTTTATTATCTCCAGATGGCTTATCATATGTAGGTTTTCCTAGTAATTCTATCAATTGACTGTAAGTCGCATTGATATAACCCTGTAGAGATGTTCCGTGAGATGCATTATCTCCTTCTTGAAATGAAAGTACTTTAAAATTTTCCATAATATTTCTTTGTTTTAATTAGTTATGTAAATATAATCAAAAAACCTGACACGGTAAAATGTCAGGTTAATTATTTTCAAAAAGTTATTAACAATTTAACAAACTTCATGTTTTTTAATTTTATGCTGTTTCTTATAGCTCTCTATAAAACTTTCGCCAACTCCAATATCATCAATAATATAATTATTTGGAATCATTGGTTTCCTGGCATTCAAGTTTATAAGTTTATCCGGGTTTTGTTCATTCTCAAACACTGTCATGTATTTTGTTTTTGAACCCATCGATTTTCTATAGACAACAACAACCATTACGACATCATATTTTCTTCGATGATTGCTTTACCTCTACGAATACGGTTTTTAATAGTCTGTAGCGGCAAATCATGTTTTTCTGCGATTTCTTCGTACTTCATTTCATTAATCAAACGATCAATTACTATTTCACGGTACATTCCTTTAAGATTTTCGATTTCGGTAAGAGCACGACCATATTTTGCCATAAGTTCATCATCTTCCTCAAGGAAATCCTGTTCGGTCTTCATTACGTAATCTTCAATAGCACCATTTAAACCTTTTGAGCCACTAACAAATTCACCATTCTCACTTACTTCAACGCCGTAATCAGATAGGGCATCTAGGGAGGATTGTTTGTTTCTATTATTGATATGTCCTAATGCATCATTAAATGCGATACGGTACAACCATGTAGTGATTTGGTATTGTGGGTCATATTGATCAATTTTAGTCCACAATTTTGTTAAAGTGTTTACGGCAATGTCTTCAGCCATTTCACGATCTTTTACTATTTTATTAATGTAAGTCGTAAGTCCCGGTTTTAACTTGTAAAAAAGTGCAGTAAAGTCTGCTTCAGAACGGGTTGATAAAAAATTCTCTGTTAATTCTCTGTAAGATTTAGATGCCATATATGTTTTATGTTTTTTAATTATAATGTAAATATAATAAAAATTATTTGAAACGGAAACACTAAAGTGTTAAAATTTTGTTAAAGTTATTAACATTATTCTACTTCATTGAAGAGCTCAATTATCTTGGATAATTCTACGGGTTTGAATTCCCAAAAGTCACAGCAACAATTAACTGTTTTGGTTTTATGGTTGCTACCGTATTTTTTATTCGGAAATCCTATGATTGAATAGGCACCTTTTGATTTGCGTGGCCATTCTAGAAGCGGCCAATATGAAAGAACTGCATTTTCTTCTGAAAAAACCTCTAATAGTCCATTAAAAAAGTCAATATTTAGGGCGGTTGCGGTCTCTTCAAGTTCTTCAATGGCACTGTCAAATTCTCCTTCTATATTAATAATAGTCCCATTTAGGTTTCTTAAGAAATATTCCGCAGTTTCTGGGTCCCATGCAAAGTTACCAAGTACGTATACTGTATCTTCCGGAGAGACCACTGAATTCCATGATTCAAAAAGTTCTTGATTCATTTCTTGGACGTCCTCAAAGGGTCTTTTATATGATTTTATGGCGCCTGGTCGGCCAAATTGCTGATTTGATGTTACGAATGTTTTCATTAAACTATTGCAAATTTTACGTTAAAGTTGTCCCACAAATTCTCTAAGAATTTTTGTTCATTTACTGCAGTGGAGCCTTTGACAATTCGACCGTCCTCACTAACATCAATAAACATATAAATAACAAAATCATAAGCAGTTGAATATACTATTGATTGTCCAAATCCTTCTCGTAAGGATGAACCTTTGTCACCCTTCTTGAATTCAATGGCAATAGTAACTCCATCATTTTGAATTGTCATATCCGGACGGTTTTGAGTCCCCATGAACTGAATTTGCTTCACGGTGGTGTTTACATTACCCTCCCATTTAATCATTGTTCTTGCTTTTTCTTTGGCAAGAGATCTGCTAAAGCCCTTCTTTTCCATGACATACTCTGTCAACTGAGTAAGAAGGTGAGGATAAATAAATTGAATTATTTTATCCTCACTTTGATTCTTATAGCCAATTGTTTCAAAAACATCACGAGTAGTAATGCCGTCTTGGATAGCCTCTAGCAAATCTAAACGTTTTTTAGATTTACTTGCTAATTTCATATTTTATTGTGTGATTTCTTCTACAGCAACCTCAGGTTTTTCTGCTTCATCGATTGTAGCATCAAGTTCTGCTAAGGCAACATGTTTCTCTTGAATTATCTTATTTGCATCACCCATTTCTTTTAGGGCATCTGAAATTTGAGCTCCTACGTTTGTTAATAATCTTGTAAAAGTTTTTGCTCCTTCAATACCTGTTCCGGTGATGTTTGTGATAATAGTGTACAATTGATTTAATTGAACTCCATTAAGTTGAACTGTAGATTCTCCCTTGTCATCGATTTGGAATTGACGCTTTTGGTCTGCTAATGCGTCATACAAGTTAATTACAAAGGCAGCATTTTTAATGCTCCATTCATAATTTTTGTCAATTTGCTTTAAGATAGCATTAATGTTTTGGATGCTTTCAAGATTTACAGAATACTTCTTTTCTGCTAGTTCTTTTTGTGCCTCGTTAACCTCAATTTCTAATTGAGCGCGTAGGTCTTTTAATTCTGCTGTAGATTTTTGTTTTGCTTTCGCCATTTTAAATTGTTTTAGGTTTTATATATTCTTAAAAGTTTTCGTTAGTTATTTTACAATCAAAATCTAAAAAGTTTCTAAATTGTTCATTATCTGCATTGATTCTTCTGTCAGTTGAATCATTTTTATCGTTTCGTTCACCCAAACGCTCTCTACGAATCACTTCAGGGATGTCTAAGTATATAACAAAGACACGGTCTCTATATTCTGGTTCAAGCAAGGTGACAGCCTCTGCGTTTAGAATCATTACATCACATCTCTCAAATTCATCTTTGGTTAAACCATACTTCCAACCATTAAATTCTTGCCATTCTGCAAATTCTCCTCTTTCAATTTTAGCGTCGAATTCCTCAGTTGGTATATAATAATAGTCTTTTCCATGGACCTCTCCCTCTCTAGGTAATCTGGTTGTACATGAAACTCCATATTCAAATCCCCTGTCCATCATTCGTTTTCTTAAGTAATCCTTTCCGGTAGCCGCCGCTCCGACAATTGCAATTTTTCCAGTCATTATAATTTTATTTTAAAAGTTCGATGCCATGTATTTTCATTAAATATATGAAGGTCCCATTTTGGGTCGTACCAGAATCTTCGGCCATTAGCATCAACTATATTTAACATAGTTGGATTTGAGTAACACTGAAAGAAATGTTCTGGTGCGGCATCCAACTCGAATGGGTTTTTCCAGTCTTTAATACTTCCACCTCCCATTACATATGCAAGTTGTGGTATTTCACAGCAAAGTGCAAGTATCTCAGGGTATTGTTTAAGAACATCTCGAGCCGGAAGGAATGGATTTGCCCCAGGAACTCTATATAAAATTTCAGCCCGTAGGTAGTTTCCAATACCATTAAAGTACCTTTGGTTCATCATTACCAGGTGAATAGGTTTATCAAATTCCTTTTTGTCAATATTGTCCATTATGTTCTTAACAAATCCTTCAAGGTCCTGTGTCGGATCTGGTCCTCTGTCCGCTGACCAGTCACTTTCTACTTTCCATTTTCCAAATCTTCTTACATCTACAAAACTTAGGGTCTTCCCACATTCTGAATAGAACTTAAGGTGCGCATGTTTTGATTCCTTTCCAGTTGGGGTTATTTGAAAATGTCCAGCCATACCCATGTTCATTCGAAGTGTTACATGACCGACTGGTGAGATTAAATACACCATCAATTCTTTTCCTCGGCTCTTTGCACTAATTTTAAAAACCGTGCATTCCGCATCTACTTCAACACCTTTATGCACGGGATTCTTTTCAATTCTGTTAAAAAAGAGACCCTGAGAAACTGTATTAATATAGGCTGCGGTAAGTTTAAGTTCTGCTAATTCTGGCATGTTAAGATTTAAAAAATGAAATAATAAATACTATTAGAAAGAATGGCCAAAATAGGGTCAATAATATGAGCTCAACCATAGTGTACGGTTTTAAATGAATTCCGATTGGATTACTCTTATTTAATATTTCTCTTAATTGACATGTTCCAAATGAATAAGATACACCAGCAAAAAGGTATAAAATAATGTCTTGTATCATTTTATTTTTTACTTGATGTTGAAGTACCTTTAAATAGGATTGAAAATAAGAAATTCAATCCAAGAGCCTGCCAAAATGTGATTGGGTGAACTCCATCAACTGCACTAATTAAACATCCATTCCATAATAATTGTACTGGCCATGCAAAAAGGATTGCAGCCACGACTAATAATGCTATCCCAGCAAAAATAAGTCCGATTCCTGTTGTTAATTTTTCCATAATAATTATATTTGTTCTTCTGATTTTGTTTCAATTACTAAATAATTTCCATATTCTGTTTGTTTTATTGTTCCAGATGCTACGATTTCTTTAACTGCTGCTAAGATTTCTAAACCTCCGGCAGCCATTAGATTTAATGTGTGTTCCATGTAGATTACTTTCATAACTTATTTTTAATTATTGCTTTTGCTATTTTCTTTTTGCCATTAATACCAGTTACGGTTATTTGCGTCTTTGAATTGGTAAATTCAAAATCATTACAACCTAAATGTCTTAATTGACCTATTGCTTCTGATAATGTATTAAACTTAAATGTTGTCATAATTATTTAATTTGATTAAGTTTTTTACGAGTGATATAATATTCGCCTTCTAAGTTAATAAAATAGTCTCCAAAAAGAAGTTTTCCTGTGGCTATTAATTTTTCTGCTAATTCAGTTGCTATAATCATATTTCCCTGTTTTAATTAGATATGTAAATATAATACAATTATTTGAATTCCGGAAATCTAGAGTGTTAAATTTTTGTTAAAGTTATTAACATATTGCAGAAGTGCTAGCCTTATATTTCTTGTCCAACGCCCTGGCTGCTCCATGAGGTTTTGGAGTTTCATTTAATTTAATACATAGTATGGCCAGCAAAATACTGTTTATGCATCTTGTAAATAAAATAGAATTCTTCATATTATACTACTGGTGAAAAGTAAGCAATTATCGATGTAAGTATTAAGACAATAATACAGAATAGTCCAAGCTGAAGATTATCTTTTGTTTTTTGTTTCATGGCGTTTATTATTAATTTTTAAATGGTAAAGGTTTCTACAAATCCTCAGATTTACCTTTATGCTTTCTTTTCTTAAAATACTTCTTTTTATTACGATGAGGAGTCGGCACCTTTAAGGCGTCAAACCATTCTTCTAATGTAAAATTTATCTTTGTCAGTTTTTTCTTTTCCATGTTGTTTTAATTAGATATGTAAATATAATCAAAAAACTCCAGATAGTAAAATCTGGAGTGTTAAAATTATGTTAAAGTTTTTTAATCTAGGTTTTTGAATTCCTCAAACATTTTAATCCTTTGCATCTCATTAAGATAACCAGAATTTAGGACATATTTCTTAAATATACTTATTGGTGTTTGGTGTCCATTACCCTCAAAGTGAACATTGAAATTTCCTGGATTCTTTTTAATCCATTCAAGCGTTCCTTCGGGGTTAATTAAGTCATCTTTCTTACCGAGAATAACAGTATGATTTGCCTTCATACTTCCTATTTGTACCGACGGTTCCATTGAACGACTATGAACTGCTGGATTAAAGAGAATAGTTGGAATTCCAGTGATTGTTGAAAGACAATATGCAAACCATCCTCCCATTGAGCTTCCAATTAAAACATCTGGTCTATCATTTTGTATCTTTGTCAAGATTTCATTAAATAATCCAGGTTGAGTATAGTCCATTGTGGGACATTCGGCATCAAACTTTGCTAAGAACTTTGACTTTTCGCTTTTTGGGTTGCTTTCAAGACCGTGTAAAAATAGTGCTTTCATATTATACCTTTGGTCTACCTAACATTATCTTTTCATGAGCTCCTCCACCTATAGTTCGGCTGTACCAACCTCCGCCAGTTCCACCATCTAGGTTTCCAATCCAATCAACTTTCTTACCCAATACCTTTTCTACTTCGGCCTGGTCAACCACGATAGGCACTTGGTATTTATTGATTAAGATTTCGGCAATTTTACCGGAAACTTCTATGTAATATCCAAGTTGTTTTAATTCCTTTCCTCTTCTATCCATATAGTCTCTTTTAGCATCTTTGGTTCCATCATGGCCAACTCCTGAGAATTTAAGTCCAAAACGGGTTTTTTCACCAAACATGATAACATCAAAATCATTACTACCGTGAATATCTATTCCCTCCCAATAGTTCCAATCAGGGTCTTTAAATACGTCAACAGGAGATTGGACCTTAATATGTCCTCCAATCTCAGCGTACGCTGTACTAATAAGATTAAAGAATTCCTTTTCTAATTCTGGGTCTTTAGTCGGTTTTAATACAACTGGTTGGTTTTTTTTAGGATTAAAAAGCTCTCCACTTCTCTCTTCTAAATATTGTTCATATAGTTTAATTTTCTTCATATTCTATATATTTTAATTATAATGTAAATATAAACAAAAAACCTGACACGGTAAAACTTTTTCAATGATTTTTTTGGAAACGTTTAGATAAATAATCTAATCTAAAAATATCCATAAATCATGGCAAAAGGCGCAACCGGAGGAGCTTTCAACGCAACTCCAAAAAAGAAAAGAAAAGGGGTTCATGCAAAAACTAAAAGCACTAAAAACAAAGGAGCCCAAAAATACAAAAAAGCTTACAAAGGCCAAGGTAAATAACCTTGGCTTTTTTATTTAGCACAAAGGTTCTCGTTAGTATTAAACGCAAATACATTAGGTTTTGCAGTTCCTGTATGCGATGAGGTACTTCCATAATATGGTTGCGTTTCCGGCCTATGGGTCCAATCACATTGTGGGTACATTGGATTATACGGAGTACTTGGAGATGTATATGGTTGATACGGTTGAGTAGGTCCTGGACCAACCCATGGAAGTGTTGAAGGAACTGGAACATATTTTATTCCATTAAAATCTTCTCCTTTTAACAGGACAACTGCCTCTTCGGTAGTTATTAATTTCTCGTCCAATAATCTTTGAACAATTGATGCTTTAGTTAACATGATTCTGAAATTTTTCAAGATAGAACTCAACTGGATTAACTCCTACGAATCTTTCAAGTTCGGTTCCATTCTCATCGATTAATACTACAGTTGGAATATTTCTGATTCCATACTTTTCGGTTGTTTCTGTGTCTGAATCTACTAGGATTTTTTCAACAACAACACTTTCTGCAACCAATTCCATTTTTGGTGCTAATTGTTTGCAAGGTCCACACCATGGTGCACTAAAATAAAGGTATTTCATATTTAATTATTTTAAATATTATATAAAAAAAGTAGGGTTTGTTTATGTTTTTATTTTAACAGTAATAAACGTATCGAAACGGTCTTCTAGGGCTTTAATAGCATCAATAAGTGGTGTCATGTCGATGGCTCCTTTAGCATCGGCAGTCATTTTATTTACATCTTTCTTAACATTAGTTACTGTTTCTTTTACGGCAGTAACAGCTCCGGAAATTGCATCTCCAGCCGCGGATGTGGCATCTCCTTGTTTTGAAACGCTAGATTCTAGATTTCCAGCAGCGGCTGTAAGTTCTTTAACTGCTACCATTAATTTATCGGCTAGGATTCCCATGGCAGATTGCCCATTGTTTTTGGCAAGATCTGTAAGGGCTTTAAACATGTTTGTAGTCGATTCAATTGCTTTTACATTTAATGTTTTACTTGCATTTGAAATTTTAATATAAGAGTTTGCGATACTACTTAATGATTTTGCATTTGCAGCTAAATCATCAGCGTCAGTATCACCGACGAATTTAGTAACACTTTCAAAGGCTTTAGAAACTCCGTTTGCACTCTTATTAATCATTGCAAATCCAACTCCAACCGCAGTAAGTGGTGCTGCTAGTGTTTGTATTTGAGGTCCAAGTATCGCAAGTTCTTTTAATATATCTAAAGGCGATGGAGTATCTCCTCCAAAAAGAGAAGCAATTCCATTAAATATTGCCCCAACCGCTCCAGCAGCTGAACCAAGTAGTCCTGCAACTGATCCACCGGCTACTGCGGCAGAAAATATTAACCAAGCTCCTCCCAGTGCGGCTACACCAACCGCAAGAGGAATTAAGTTTTCAACTCCAATTTCATTTTTAAATCTGGCAAAAGCATCAATAATACCATGAACTGGCGCCATTACAATATCGACAAAACCATTTGCGACTGATTTAAGTGCAGGCATGGCTGGTTCTAATAGGGAAAGAATCCAACCAACCGCTACGATTGTTATCGCAATTACTATAATACCTAATGCTCCTAGGAGTAGTGTTGCTGGTGTTAACGCCTGTACCGCTATACCAACTCCTGAAATAACAAGAGCGAATCCTCCAATTGCAAGTGCAGCAGATATAGTCCATTCTAATGGGGGTGCGGTAAACGTGCTTGGTAACATTGAAAATAACCATGCTACTGCAATTACTGCAAATGCCGATACAACAACTCCTAATAGTGATTTAAGCATATCACCCATACTTAACTTTCCAATAGTTTTACTTGAAAGATATATCATTGCACCGAATAGTACTATAGCAAGTGCAGCTTTAAGACTCCACATAGCTTCAGGGGCTTGAAATGCAATTCCAGCAAGTCCTTGAAAAATCCACGCTGTAGCAAGTACTCCAAATGCAATTATTGGAATTGCAAATGCCATAAATAACATCTCTTTAATACTCATTCCTTTGATTGCTTTTGAAACTATATAAAAAGGAATTGAAAAAACAAGCATTGCAAAACCAGCTTTAAGAACCCACATCGGATCTGGTGCCATTAAATTGTCTCCTTTTGGAAGAGCCATGAATATGTATGCCGTCATAACAATACCTATTGCCATGATTGGAATGGCTACTGCCCCAAATATAATATCTCTAAGTGAGGCTCCTTTTATTGCTTTCATAATAAAATAGAAGCCAACTCCAAATAGTCCAATAGCAAGCGCAGATTTTAAGACCCATATAGGATCTGGCGCCATTAAATTATCTCCTTGTGGTAATAGCATAAATATAACCGAAATTGCAACTATTGATAGTGCAATTAATGGAATTGCCAATGCTCCATAAAGTAATTCTTTAGGGCTTGCTCCTTTTATTGCCTTCATGATAAAATAAAAACCAATTGCAAATAGTCCAATAGCAAGAGCAGATTTAAGAGTCCATATAGGGTCTGGTGCCATTACATTGTCTCCTTGCGGAAGAGCCATAAATATAACTGAAATTGCAACCAGTGATATGGCAATTAATGGAATTGCAAGAGCTCCATAAAGAAGTTCTTTTGGATCTGCACCTTTAATTGCTTTCATAATAAAATAGAATCCAACTGCAAATAGTCCGATTGCTAAGGCAGATTTTAAGACCCATATAGGATCTGGTGCCATTAAATTATCTCCTTTCGGAAGTAACATGAACGCATAAGCCGCTGCAACGATACCAAGTGCCATTAATGGAATTGCGGCTGCTGCAAATATTAATTGTTCTCTTGTAAGGTCCTTAGATGCTTTAAGAATCATTGAATATGCATACGCTGCAGGAATCATTATTAATGCAACTGCCAACGCTGTTAAGAATTGACCACCGCTGATAACTGGCATCAAACTAAATATTACTCCACTTAATACTATAGATATTGCAATTCCCGCCATTGCAAGTGATGTTGCTCCTGCAAGTGCAAACATAGATTTTGGATTATTCAAGTCTCCTGCCTTTCCATTTCCAGCAAGGTCTTTTTGTCCACTAAGTACTTCTGCTATCTTAACAAATGTAGGTGCAATAAGTGCAAAAATACCCGCAACTGCTAACACTGTAAGTAATTGTCCTATTGAAATAACTGGAACTAATGTAAATATTGCAGCTGCTCCGACAATTGCTCCAGCAACACCAACAATCATTAGTGCTGTTAATCCAACATCTTTAGCCGACATAGGGGAGAACATTCCTCCTCCAGCTCCGCCCTTGGCTCCTGCGCCTGATGCTAATACTTTGTTCTGCTCTCTTAAGATGCTTCGAATATCGGTAAGTATTGTTGTATGTTTTTTAAGTTCATCTGAAGTGGTATCTCCTGATTTACTACTTGCCCCATTAAGAATAACTTCAGCAATTCTATTAAGAATAGCCGTAGTTGCTTCAGTGGCGTCTTGAATTTTATTTAAAGGACTTGTTAGTAGCGAAAGTTGTTTAACGTTTTGAGTCACCTATTGTCGATTTTTTTAAGATAAACCTTTATCTTTGTTATATATCCAAATAAAAAAGGGCCCGATTAGGGACCCTTTATTTTACATTTTTGGCATACTGATGTTTGGCATTTTTAGGTTTGGCATTTTCATATTACCCATAACCCCTGAGGTTGCATCATTTTGACCTTGGTTCTGTTTATTCTCCTCTTTAATATGGTCTATCAAGTCTTTAACAAGATAATGGAATTCATAATATTCCATACTTTCAAGCTCTGATGGTTGCGTATGAAGTTTAAGATATATTTGAAACTTCGTCTTAAAGAAGTTCTCCAGCGATATCTTGAACAATGAAAAGAGATTTGATTCCGTCACGAAAACTGATGGGAACCTCTTCCTCCTCGTCCCCTAATTGTACTAGCATATTTGGTTGAATTCCAACTTTCATCTTTTCAGCCAATGTATAAACCAGATTGTATTTTTTATTTGTCCATCCGTTTAATTCAATTTCAAATTCAAAAATTGTTCTGTCATTAAAAGTTCTCCAATCTTTATGTAAGTATGGAATAATTTGAAGCACTGACTGGTCAACTTTAACTCCTTTTTGCTGTTTTTCTTTAATATACGCAGTAATTTTTTGCATAACTCCAATAGCAGGTGGCTTCATTTCAATAGTACCAAATGAGCGTGTTTCAACTAAGAATGATTTTGCATCAGAATCATAATACTTGTCAAGTTCTGTTGGAATTTTAAAGTATTGAAAATAGTCTTTTTTAATTTCAATATCGTGTTTCTCTCCTTTTTTGCTAGTGTGCTCAATTTTCAAACTTGATTCTGGCTCTGGAAAAGTTAGGTCTCTAATAGAAAGAATAACGTAGAAACGGTCCTCTTCTAAAAGGTCTTTGTAAGATAATCTTTTTGACGTACACGTAATTCTTGTACAAGAATCTACAATTGTATTTAATTTCTCATCAATATCTAAGACGTTAGTCTCGTCAATAGTTGAAAAATGTCTAACTTCTGCAACTTTAGCAGAACGGATTGAAAGTTGAGTTCCTTCTGGGTAAAACATACCTCCTGAAGGTAGTGAAAGTAGTGGAATGTTATGGAAACCTAAATGAAAATCTGCATCTTCTGCTTTTTCTCCAGTAAATCTTTCCATGTTAACCTTTCCTAGGTTTAAGGGTGCCTCTTGCACTTGTTGAACTTCTGGTTCATGAACCTCTTGATTTTCTACAGATTGAACAATATTCTTATATTGTTCTTCTAGATTTGAATCGTTTTCTGTACTCATAAATTATTTGTTTTTAAGTTTTTTAATGTCAATTTTATTAAATGTTTTAATCTCGTCTGCTCTTTTATCTATTTCAGTTCTTATAACATCTCTAATAAATGCTGAAATTGAAATTGGTCGCTGTCCAGTTTCGATAGCCTCACTAAGTATTATTCGATTAATTAGAGTTACTTCATCTTCTGATAATAGGACCTGTAACTTTTTGGTTAGTTTATCCATCAATATATTATATTATCATTATATTATGTTTTTGTTTCAAAAAAATATAGGGAACAAATCAATTATTCCCTATACTCTTTTAAATAATTATGCTAGAACTTCTTTCCAAGCATCACATCTCCATGTTACTTCTAACGCAGCTGCATCTTTAGTTTCGTAGTTTAATTCAGTAGTAAAACCTAAAGCTCCAGAAATTTGGCAATCTTCTAAAGTTACTGTTCTATAAATATCTCCGGCTCTGTTGAACTGTACGATAACAATAGTACCTACGTAATCTTTTTTAAGACCCATTGTACCTGTGTTTGGATCGTATCTTAAGTTATACCATTGTCTCATTGACTTGTATAAATAAGCTTGATTTGCTTCATTTAAGTTTAATGAGAAGTTAATAGTTACATCAACTGCAGTTCCATCAGGCATACCAGCAAAAGATCTAGTAACCCATTTGTATTTTTGTTCTACAGCAGCAATTTCTTTATATAATTCTAATCCTGAGATTGAATTAACGTGCTGTAAAAGTAGTGGAGCATCCGCAACACCAGCTGGTGGAAGTACTGTAACTTCAAACAGGTTAGGCTGGATTGGTTCAAAATTTCTACCTTTTCTAGACGTTTGGTCTTGATTATAGTGTGGTAATCCCATGTTTAATTAATTTTTATTTTTTTATATATCACGATTATAGGTTACCTGATTGAATTTCTCCAGTATTTAAAACTGTTGTTCTGTGAACTACAATTTCTAAACCTTTAACAGGTTCTACGTAAGTATCAATTATACCCATATTATTATCAATAACTTCATTAGTGTTATTAGTTGAGTCCATTACATTTTTAAACTCATAAACACCATTATCTTGTTTAACACTTTGTAAGAATGAATCTGCTAAAGTTTTAATTTCAAGTCTTGTTTGAGCAGTATTAAATTCAAATACGTAATCTTTAAGAATATCAGCCATACCATCTTGAATGTAAATAAGTACCTCTCTTACGTGAGCAGAAGAAAGTGCAGATTTAATAGATTGTTGAGCAGTTTTATTACCTAAGATAGTTAAACCTGTTCCTCTTTGGAATACAATTGGATTGTAACCGAATGGTTCTAGAATATCTCTATCATTTTTATCAAATGAGTATTCAACTCCTTTAACGTTAGTACCTGCAACAACTCCTCTTCTTGGACCAGCAACGATTGACCATGGAAGGGCGTTCGTGTATTTGTCGATGTAGTTGTTACATACATAAGCAGCCGGAGGAACAATAATGTCTTTTCCATTGTCGCTTACGATTAAACCAGGTCCGTAGTAGAATGCATAATTTGCACCTTCATTAATACTTGGTAGAACATATATTTTAGTAGGGTTTTTATCTTGATTACCACCTGCTGCGATATAAGCAGTATCAAAAGCTCCAAACTCATCAGTAAAAGATGGGTCTGTAGATTTTTTGAAATCTTCGATTGTTGGCGCATTTAAGATTGCAGCGGCATTTTGTCTGTCTTTTGCTAATTGAGAAAGTTCACGTTTGTTGATTATACCGGTATAATCAAAAGATGTAAAAGTATCTACAACATATCTAAAATCAATAATGTCTTTATCAACTAAGGCATCATAGATTCCATTACCTCCAGAAAGAACTGATAAATAGTCGCTAATTTCTTTTCCAGTTATATTTGCTTTAGCCAATACAAAAGTTTTGTAAACATCAGAAGCTTCTTCATATGATAAAATGATTCTACCGTCATACGAAGGTTCTATATCAGTATAAACTGTAAAGATCGTCTCTCCATCAATATTTATAGGTGCTTTTGCAACTCTATTGACTCTTGCAAGTCTATCTGTTGTATTTGAGTCGACATAGTGTCCAACTTTAATTGGGAAAGGGGAAGGTAAATTTGCTAGAACGGTTGCAGTTCCATTTGGACTTCCTGGAACAGTGTCTTGTGCTGTTAAATTGTTAACAATTTCAAAAGTATTAGTTGCTACATTGGTTGCAGTTCCAGTTATGTTAAAAACAGTTGGAGTTAACCCGGTAATAGTTACCGTTTGCCCGTTTTGGATTCCATGTGGAGTACTTGTAGTATATTCTATTTCAGTACCACTAGCACTAGCACTAGTTACTATTTTTACAATATTATCATATGTTACTGTGAAATTTGATGAATTGTTAGCAACAGTACCACCTACAAAGGTTTCAGAGATTTCTCTATCTCCAGCAAGAACATAATGAGATAATAATTCATAATCATTAGTATCGATGTGAACGTGTCCTACAAGATCAACTTGAGTTCCTTGCTCATCCATAACTGCATCTTCTTTAACCGCGCAGAATAAACCAGTTCTTCTAGCCTCTGCATTAATAGTTGATTCAATATATAAGTTTCTTCCTTCAAGGTCTTTAAATCCTGGTAAGATAGAACCTGTATATTGTGCAATTAAACTAACTTGTCTAAGGTTTGCAAATTGTGCAAGTTTTGTTTTATCTAAACCATCTTCTGTAAAATAGGCAGAATAGATTGGGTCATTTATCATTGTTGCAGCTTCAAATTCTCCTTTAAAAACGAATACATCAATCATAAAGTCTGACATTTTGTCAAAATCATTTAAGTATTCTGGAACATTTCCAACACCATACCATTCTCTTGCAGTTAGGTCAAATTCTTTAACATCTTGTGCCTGTCTTACAATGATTGTAATTGGTTCTTGTTTAATGTTAACAAAGTTTAAGACATGATCGTTATCAGGAACTATAGTTGCTAGTGTTTCAGTATCTGAAGGAACCATGAATTTATCATTATCAAAGAAATTTGCATATCCTGAAGTACCACTATCAGAAGTAATACCTAATGCTCCAGCTCCTCCACAAGTTACTGGACTTTGGTAAGATGCAACATCTCCCATAGTAAATTGCTCAAGATTTAGGGCCAATATAGGACCTCTTGAAAGTGCTTCGATACAAGATCTGTGGAAAAACATTCCCTTTTTTTCTAAACTTTTATCAATGTTTCCAAACACATTTGTAAGAGTTTCAACTGAATCAATCAAAACTGGTGTGTTATAAGGACCTTTTTTAGAGTGACCTACCATTAATCTAAGAGTCTCGACATTTATATTTGCTGTCTGAGATTTATCAAACTCAAGTCTATAAACTCCTGAGCTCTTAAAATTTAATAATTGCGGACTTAGTGCCATAATTTTAACTATATTTTTTTCTTTTATTATATATCTAAATTAAAATGGATTTTATCCCAATAAATCATAGATATCGTATTGAAGGTCTCCACTTGTTTCATTATTTTTGTATAATATCTTTTCCATAAGTGAATGTTTTTCAGGTTCTATAATATCCAATAGTTCTTCAACATAATCGGCATAATCAACTGTTGTAAAAAATTCAGTTGCAGTAATACATGTCATTATTGAATCATCATTTCCCATTTGGGCGCCATAACTTCCATTTTTAACAATTCCAAAAAGACTGGCCTCTTGAACTGTTTGTATGTCATTTATTTTAACCCTATTTATTTCAATAAACTTTTTAAAGTTTTGACAAAACACCGATTTATTATCGGATTTAAGTCGGATTCCAGGCTTTGGAGCTTTTGCATCATGTCGATGTTTAAATCTTAGGACCAATTCATCTTCAAATTCATTTCGACCTGGAAAAACTGTTTGAAGGTATTGCAATAAGATACTTCCATACGTATTATACTCAATAATCAATTTAACGTTTTCGGCGTTAAACACATCAAGTGCCAATATGTACAAGATTTTTGCAAAATCTTCGATTGGATGCTCATTGCTCCTGAATATTCCAACTTGATTAATCCGAAAGAAATCATACATCGCTCCTGGATTAATGTAATTCTCTATGTCTTTATCGGGGAGTGGTTCAACTTCAAACATGTTTATAACTGAATAGTCCCCTCCATTTCCTTCTGCAATATCGACGGTAAATAGGTAATATTTTTCTTCATTTCCGGCCTCTTCAATATCAAATCCAGGGTGGAATGAAAGGAATCCTTGAGTATCAATATGCGCATTTTCAAACTCTTCAATATCATGCCAAACAAATTTCTTGGCATTCTTTCGAATATTTTTCATCGTACCAGGACTCAATAATAAACTGGATGAACTTGTAAACTCATTACCATATTGTCTATTAAAAGCATCTTCAGAACCTAAGTTTCCAAGTTCTCTTTTATACCAAGCGTCGTCCCTGTCAGGATGTTGCCACCAATCTATTCGGGTTGCTTTATATTCATTAAGTCCTTTTTCAGCATCGGCATAAATTTCATAGAACTTATTAAATCCATTTGGTGTAGAGGTAATATTAATTCTGGAAATCTTAGAAGCAGAAAGCGTAGGGTAAACGTTTTCATAGAATGAGTTTACAATCGTTGGGTGAACGTGAGCAAACTCATCAAGATATAAATTGTGGATAGTAAAACCAATACCAGACTTCGCTGTAGTTGACTGACCAACAAGTCTACAACCATTATCAGCCCTTACGTTCATTACATCATATTTGATAATTCCCGGCTTCATAAAGAATGGAAGGTTTTCAATTACAACTTTAGCCTTGTCAATAATCTCTTTTGTTGATTCAGATTTATTTGCAAGCAATAAGGTTGTCTTGTCATAGTTAAATGTAAGGTACCATGCATTAAAAATACTGGCAGTTACAGTTTTACCCATCTGTCTGGATGCTAAGACAATATTAAAACGGTTGTGTTGAAAGTCCCTTAGGAGGTCTTTTTGATATTCACGTAGTTTTACCTTTTGAATACCATTATCGGTCATTACAACCGCATAGGTTTCTGCAAAGTAAACAATATCGTTTGCACACTTTGCAATTTCTTTAAGTTCTGCATCAGTATATTCAAATACAATATTACCTCTTCGTAGGAATTGTTTTCCTTCGTAAAACGGCATGCTGACTTGGGGTCTATAACCTTTATCAAGTGCAACCATTAAATCATTAATGATTTTGGTTGACCATACTAGTTTCTGTGCATCCTGGTCTGATTCTCCGGAGGGAATCCATTTGTTGTCTCCAACATATCCTTCGTTTGCCATATTATTCTGTTATTTCAACATCTTGAATGTCAGTTTCGGAAGAATCAATTCCTTCGCGGATCATTCTCATTAGGTCTTTAGTACCTCTTTGAACATTTCCAGAACCTGCGTCTCCGCCTGAAACTTCTATTTCTCTGATGTTATCTCGTTTTCTGTATATCTCAATATCTCTTGCGATTCTTTTGGCGCTCTCTTCAGTTGCCATTAAATACATTGTTTGAGATTTGATTATATCGAGCATTGATTTTTGTAGGGTTGCCAGTACTTCAAACATTCTTGGTGCAACTTCACCATCTTCAATAGCATTAAGTAGAGTTGTAAGAGCCCGTTCTCCGGCTTGCAGTTGATATACTAATGAACTCATTGTCATTTCGTCCATCTTCTTTTTAGCCTGAATGTATTCGTCCCGTTCTATAATATCCTCATCCAGGTAAAACTTCATTAAGGCAGTAATAGTTTTCTTGGCCTTTCGGGTAGAACTCTCTTTAAGTTCGGCAAAACTAAGTTGATTTTGAGGTCTTCTTGCGGGAAGTTGTACATCAGTTTCAATTACTTGGGATATTTCTCCAGTGTTTGCACCAATCAATTCATCAAGGTCTTTTCTGATATCCTCTGCCTGGTCTTTTATACTTTTATTTTCTGACATATAAATTTGTTTTATTAAATTATATATCGAAATTAACGAGGATTGGCATATCTTTGGAATCCTAGGCTTGGAATTGCGTTATCAACAATAATTGCAAGTTGATTATCTCTTACGACATATTGATTTAAAATATTTGAATGCTGTTCAAATTCAATAGGAGTATCAAATACTCTAATGTTTGTCATTAACATACTATTTGCAACTAATTCAAATTTTGCCTGAGACGTCCAAATCTGCTCTTCTGTTTGTGATACTGTTTGTGTAAATTCATTAGTTAAATTATTTGAAGCACTTTGAGGAAGCATCACATTGTTTGAAGTATCAAGACTATATATAGACGCAGACGTTTGAAGGAATTCATTATTAATGTTAACAACGTAGCCATACCACTTTGTAGGGTTGAATGTTATTCCATGTGTAAACTGCTGGACCCCTTGTGGTGTTGTAATAATTAACTTAGTATTACTTATTGTTATACTAAATTTATTAGCAGTATCTCCAATTAATTTATAATTTAGAACAGAATTTGTTGCAAATCTAGGGGCAAACCATGAAGAGAATGCAATTCCATTTCCAGATTTAACTTCAGATTGGGCGTCATATACTATAGCAGAATCATTTAGCGTCATATTTGAAAAATTGTAATAATTTTTGCTGACAACCGTCCATCTATTTTTTAAAGCATAATCAACTATCTGTAATTGTCTATCAACAAAAGTTCGGATTCCATCGGTATGTGCACTGGTAACAGTTTGGAATATTTCCGGCTTAAGATTCTTTTTGTATTCGTCTTGAATTCTTTCTCCAAATACCTCTTCAATTCCAGTTATTAACACGTCAGTATCATCGTCAAATTGTCCTTTAATAACATCTCCACGGTCTTGGTATTTAACAAGTTTAACTTTCCAGTATGAATGGCTTCTATTAAA